GATTTAACGCATGGGAACAGGAAAAAGACTGATCGTGTTATTTGGTCGCTTCAGGGTAGATTTGAGCATGGTCGCATTGTTTTGAACAACGAAGAAAACCGGGATGAGTTTGTAGATCAGTTGCTAATGTTCCCATCTCAAGGGGTACATGATGACCTTTGTTTTGTTGCAAACACTCAAATTTCAACACCAAAAGGGCTACAAAGCATTGCCAAAATCAAAGTTGGCGACTATGTGGATACTCCAGTTGGCCCAAGAAAAGTCATTGCACAATCATTGACAAACCACAATGCTGAAGTTTACTCATTGCGAGGAAAGTTGATTGGTACTGGCAATCATCCAATCATGACGAAACGTGGATGGATAGACTTGCAAAGTAACAAATGATGATATGCTTGTGCATCAACACACAGGAGTTTCATCATGGGTTTTCCAACTAAAGTTGGCATTATCAAAGAGTCTGTTTACTTTAACGGATACAAGTACAACCGCTATCCAGAATCTAAAAAACTGGCTCATCGTAGATACTTTACCAAAGCGGGAGGTGGCTTATTGCACCGCCATGTTTGGGAATTCCATAACGGAGAAATACCAAAAGAACATCACATCCATCACAAAGACGGGAACTTTCTTAACAACGACATCTCAAATTTGGAATGCCTTGCGTCAAAAGTTCACTATGCTGAACACAAAGAAGACAGAAGTCGAAACGCAAAAAGACCTGAACAATTGGCACATTTGGACAAAGCTAGAGCAAAAGCCTCAGAGTGGCATGGATCGCCTGAAGGAATTGCTTGGCATAAACAAAATGGAAAAAAGTCTTGGGCGAGTAGAACAAAAGTCAAACATACTTGCAAAGAGTGTGGAAATGAGTTTGAATCTCTTAAAACGAATAAAGTCTATTTTTGTAGCCGTGTGTGTTCAGCAAAAAATTGGAGAAAAACACATCCAAACTACTACTCTTCTCAAGAAAAGACAAAGCGTTTACAATTTGACAATTGATGGTGCGCATTGTTACTATGCCAATGGCATACTGGTTCACAATTGTGATGCCCTCAGTTATGTTGACCAACTTGCTGTTACTTCGTACATGGAAGACGATGACAGCGATGAATGGGAACCGCTTGACATAATTTCAGGCTGTTAGATATTTAAAATCGGGGGTATGATGGACGAACAATTTTCTCAGTTTGATGAGCCTACAGACAGCGACAAGGAACTGGTTTCCTTTGTTGTTGACCATTGTGACCGATGGAGAAACTACCGAGACACCAACTACTTAGATGATTGGCTGGAGTTCGAAAGAATCTTCAATGGTGAATGGGCTGCTGAAGACAAGACTCGTGATTCAGAGCGTAGTCGTATTGTCACCCCTGCTACTCAACAAGCTGTAGAAACCCGCCATGCCGAGATCATGGAGGCTATCTTTGGTCAAGGTGAATTCTTTGACATCCAAGACGATATCCGTGATGTCAACAACAATCCTTTAGATGTTGCGGCTATCAAGGCTCAACTGATGGAAGACTTCAAGGTCGATAAGATTCGTAAGTCTATTGACCAAATTGAGCTGTTGGCAGAGATTTATGGCACTGGTATTGGTGAGATTGTTGTCAAAACAGAGAAGGTTTATGTTCCTGCAACACAACCTATTCCTGGTCAAACACAAGCCGCTATTGGTGTTGTTGAGCAAGACCGCATCGCAGTAAAGATTGTTCCTGTTAACCCTCGTAACTTCTTGTTTGACCCTAACGGCACATCTATTGATGACTGTATGGGTGTTGCGATTGAGAAGTATGTTTCTATCCACAAGATCGTTAAAGGTCAAGAGGATGGCATCTATCGCAAGACACAAGTAACGACTGACTCGATGGACTCTGATTTAGAGCCTACCCAAGAGATTACTCAGTACGAAGACGATAAAGTTAAGTTGTTGACCTACTATGGTCTGGTTCCTCGTGAATACCTTGAACAACTTGAAAACGAAGAAGGTGAAGTAGAGGATTTATTTCCTGAAGACTCTACACAAGACGAATATGCCGATCTGGTCGAAGCAATTGTCGTGATTGCCAATGATGGAACACTTCTCAAGGCTGAGAAGAATCCATACATGATGAAAGACCGCCCAATCCTTGCTTATCAGGACGACACAGTTCCTAATCGCTTGTTGGGTCGTGGTACTGTAGAGAAGGCTTACAACTCTCAAAAGGCTATTGATGCCCAAGTTCGTAGCCACTTGGACTCTTTAGCTCTGACAACTAGCCCGATGATGGCTATGGATGCCACTCGCCTCCCACGAGGTGCTAAGTTTGAAGTTAAACCAGGCAAGGCTATCCTGACAAACGGCAATCCTAATGAGATTCTGTTCCCATTCAAGTTCGGCAATACTGATGGTTCTAATCTGACGACTGCCAAAGAGTTTGAACGTATGCTCCTTCAGGCTACTGGAACTCTTGATTCACAGGGAATGGTGTCTGCTGTTTCTCGTGATGCAGGTCAAGGTGGTATTTCGATGGCTGTTGCCTCGATTATCAAGAAGTACAAACGTACATTGGTGAACTTCCAAGAGGATTTCATGATCCCCTTCATCACCAAAGCCGCTTACCGCTATATGCAGTTCGACCCAGAGCGTTATCCTACTGTGGACATGAAGTTCATTCCAACTGCTGCTTTGGGAATTATTGCTCGTGAGCATGAACAACAGCAATTCATCTCTCTCTTGCAGACTCTTGGCCCAAATACACCTGTTTTGCCAATCATTCTCAAGGGAATCATGGCTAATTCATCGTTGTCAAACCGCTATGAGTTGATTGAGATGCTGGACAAGATGGCTTCTGGTGATCCACAAGCTCAACAAGCACAGCAAATGCAACAACAATTGGCTATGCAACTGGCTCAAGCTCAGATTGCTGTCCAAACGACTCAAGCAGAGCAGAACAAGGCAGAAGCTCAGAAGTTGTTGACAGAGGCTCAACTGATGCCTATTGAACTTCAGGCTAAGAGCATGGCTGCTAACACCAAGAATCTACCAAATGAGGCAGATTTAGCGGCTCGTGAGTTTGATAAACGAGTAAAAGTTGCAGATTTGCTACTCAAAGAGGCTGATATCAAGAATAAAGCCAAGATCGTTGAAAAACAAATGACTAAACAATGAACAGAGAGCTTCAAACCTATTATGAAGAGCGCTTCTCAACAATGTCCACACAAGGTTGGATAGATTTGATGGAAGATGTTGACAGAATGATTGAGCCTTTGAATAATATTTCAACAATTGCAGATGAAAAGACTCTACAATTTCGAAAAGGTGAGTTATCAATCCTTATTTGGCTGAAAAACTTGAAACAAGTCAGCGAACAAGCATTTGAGGACTTAAATGAAAAGAATGTATGAATATGTCTGTGAAAACGGACACAAAACAGACAGATTTGTTGATTATGAGACAACAAGTCTAGTATGTGAGTGTGGTGGGCAAGCTCACCGCATTTTATCCGCACCTGCTTTTAGATTGGAAGGATGGTCTGGTTCCTTTCCTACTGCATACAGTAAGTTTGGTAAAAGCCACACAGATAAGCTAAAAGCGGAGCAAAAAGCCAACTCATAAGCAATAGTGCCGAGTTGAATGTCCTACAACCGATTGACGGCAGGAAAAAGGAAAATAGTATGTTGATTGACGATGACAAAGAAGAGTTTGGTGAATTAGAGATCGAAGAGCAGAAGGCAGAGGCTAAGTCTGAGCTTCCTGAGAAATACAGGGACAAAAGCGTAGACGAGATTGTGAGAATGCACCAAGAGGCTGAAAAGCTCATTGGTAAGCAAGCACAAGAAGTAGGCGAAGTCCGAAGATTGGCTGATGAACTCATCAAACAGAACCTGGTGTCTAAACAGCAACAGACAAAGCAGGAAGAGCCTGAAGTAGATTTTTTTGAGAATCCACAGAAAGCAATTCAAAGGACTGTTGACAATCACCCTGACGTTCAAGCAGCTCGCCAAGCGACTCTTGAGATGCGAAAGGTGCAAGTTCAGCAAAGGTTGGCGCAAGAGCATCCCGATTTTGGCGACATCGCAAAAGATCAGGAGTTTGCAAATTGGGTGAAGTCTAGCCCTGTTCGCTTAAAGCTCTTTCAAGAAGCCGATGCTGGATATGATTTCGACTCTGCCAATGAATTGATTTCTACTTACAAGCAACTACGGACTGTAAAAAGTCGCCAAGTAAGTGAAGAGGGTGAGGCAACTCGCAAACAGAACTTAAAGGCTGTAGGTGTAGATGTAGGTGGTTCTGGTGAATCATCAAAGAAGATTTATCGTAGGGCTGACCTTATTCAGCTTCAATTGAAAGACCCAGATCGATATGCCGCTCTAAGTGATGAAATCATGCAAGCGTACATTGAGAAGCGGGTTCGTTAAACATCGTTTTTAGGAGATTTAATCATGGCAAATACCGCCTTTTCCCCAACAAATAGCGTTACCACAACATCCGCAGCTAACTTCATTCCAGAGATTTGGAGTGATGAAATTGTTGCCGCCTATAAGAAAAACCTCGTTTTGGCTAATTTGGTCAAGAAGATGTCTTTCAAAGGCAAAAAGGGTGACACTGTTAACATCCCTAGCCCAGCTCGTGGTTCTGCTTCACTCAAAGCCGCTACTGATGCCGTTACTCTGATTGCAGAGAGCGACACCAACATTCAAGTGTTGATTAACAAGCACTATGAATACAGCCGTTTGATCGAAGACATCGTTGAAGTTCAAGCCCTGACATCACTGCGTTCTTTCTACACAGAAGACGCTGGTTATGCTTTGGCAAAACGCATCGATACAGACTTGGTTCAATTGGGTCGTGCCTTCAATGGCGCTACAGTTGGCACTGACGACTACGCTACCTCTGCTTCTAGCACAAAGGCTTATATCGGCTCTGATGGTACTACTGCTTACAACAGCTCTAGCTCTAACGCTGCCGCTTTGACCGATGCCGCTATTCGTCGCACGATTCAGCGTTTGGATGACAACGACATTCCTATGGATGGTCGTTTCTTCATCATTCCTCCTTCAAGCCGCAACACTTTGATGGGTTTGGCTCGTTACACTGAGCAAGCATTTGTCGGTAACGGCAATGCAATCCGCAATGGTGAAATCGGTCAACTGTACGGCATGGCTGTGTTCGCCACATCCAATGCTGACACTGGTGCTGGTAACACTGCAACAGACCGCATCTGCTTGATGGGCCACAAAGACTCTATGGTCTTGGTTGAGCAATTGGGCATCCGTTCACAGACTCAGTACAAACAAGAGTACCTCGGTACATTGTTCACTGCTGACACTCTGTATGGCGTGAAAGCTCTCCGTACAAGCGCTACTAGCTCTGCTGCTAACGCTTCTGGTGCTTTTGCCTTGGCAGTTCCAGCCTAATTGTTGCCACTTTCCCCTCGCCTTAATCGGTGGGGGGATTTTTTCTTAATCTAGGAGGAATTTATTATGGCAACCGCATCTTCGGTAGTAACTCGTCGTGGTAACGACCAGTTCCGTGGCTTGTTCAGCGATACATGGGCAGTAACTTGCACATTGAACGCTGGATCATTGGTTGATGGCGCTGGTGAAACAGATGATGTCACAGTACCTGGTGTAGCCCTTGGCGACATGGTTCTCTGCTCATCTTTGGCTGTTGATTTGGTTGGTTTGACAGTAACAGGTTATGTTTCTGCCGCTAACACAATCAAGTTCCGTGTTCAAAATGAATCTGGTTCAACAGTTGACTTAGCATCTGCAACAATGGACATCGTTGTAGTTCGCATGGTCTAATAAAAGGGGGCTAATAACCCCCTTTTTAACGGAGTTTATATGGCAACCTTTAAATGTTTAACAAGCGGTCAGACAGTCACTTTTGTCTACCAACATGACATTGACTCAATGAAGGGTCATCAAGGTTATGTCAGAATTGATGATGAGGTTGTTGAAGAGCAAGTACAGCCTCTAGAACTTACTCCACCTCCCAAGAAGATGGGTCGTCCACGGAAAGTAGTCGAAAATGTCTGAGATTGATCCACGAGAATTCGGAAAACTTGAAGCCCAAGTTGAGGCGCTTCAGGTAGAAGTCCATGCACTTCGCCAAGATATCAAAGCGCTTTTGGAAATGGCAAATCGCTCTAAAGGCGGTTTCTTTGTCGGTATGGCTATCGCTTCTGTCGTAGGCGGTGTCATTTCATTTATTGCAACCAAACTTGTAAGGTGATCTTATGTACGGAAAAGCCAAAATGACTAGCGCCAAAATGCCTAAAAAGGACGCTAAAAAAGGTATGCCCATTGCAATAATGATTGCTGTTGGTAAACCTATGCCAAAGCGTGGTGAGCGTACTGCCAAGAACATGATGGCAAAGAAAGCCAAGAAATGAAGACTAAGGCTGAGAAGAAAATCAGCAAGGTCATGCGAGAGTACAAAGCAGGAACTCTCCATTCTGGTAAGGGTGGCCCTGTCGTTAAGAAGCCAAAACAAGCTCTTGCGATTGCCTTGAGTTCTGCTGGCGTTAAGAAAGCTAAGAAATGAAGCAAGGTTTGTACAGCAACATCGCAGCGAAGAGAGAGCGAATCAAAGCTGGTTCTGGCGAAAAGATGCGTAAGGTTGGCTCTAAAGGCGCTCCAACAGCCGCAGACTTCAAAGCTGCCGCTAAGACTGCAAAGAAACCTAAAAAGGTGAAGTGATGAAGACTCCTGCTTGGCAAAGAAAAGAAGGAAAATCTGCGTCAGGGGGCTTGAATGCCAAAGGAAGAGCATCGTATAATGCAGAAACTGGTGGCAATCTAAAGGCTCCAGTAAAGTCGGGAGATAACCCTCGTAGGGCATCCTTTTTAGCACGAATGGGCAATATGCCTGGCGCTGAGATGAAAGATGGAAAGCCTACCCGACTTTTACTTTCTCTTAGAGCTTGGGGCGCATCGTCCAAGGAAGACGCTAAAGCAAAAGCCGCAGCGATCTCTAAGAGGAATAAGAAGTGAGACCAATTTCAGTCGCAGCAACGCCAACAGCGGCAACGTTGACTACTGTTTATACAGTACCGACTGGATATTATGCTCTCTTCAACCTGATGTACCTTCACAATACAACAGGCTCGACTAAATCAATTACTGCTCAATGGTACGACTTAAGTGCCACAACTTCCTACGATATTCTCAGTTCTTACAACATGAGTTCTAAAGAGTATTTGAAGTTTGATGGTGGTGCTTATATTGTGATGGAAGAGGGCGACCAATTCCGAGTTACTACTGAAGCGGGTAGCACATTCTCTGTACTTGGTACATTTGAGTTATACGGAGCGCAACGAACATGACATATTTAGAATTAGTCAATGATGTTCTCACTCGTTTGCGTGAGACTACTGTTTCTACAGTATCAGAAACCACTTATTCCGCTTTGATTGGCAAGTTTGTCAATGATGCCAAGCGTCAGATTGAGGATTCCTACACTTGGAATTGCCTCTCACAAACAGTCACTATCTCCACAACTGGAGGCACACACTCGTATTCTATGACTGGTGTTGGTCAGAAGTTCCGTGTGATGGACGCTTTGAACACAACTAGCAATGTTGTGATGGGCGATGTTCCTTTCATCAGCATGAATCGTAAGTTGAACTTTGTGACTCCTGTTCAGGGTATTCCATCTGAGTACTGCTATAACGGAGTTGACTCTAATGGCGACACAAAGATTGATTTGTACCCAATTCCTGATGGCGCTTACACAATATTGTTTGATGTGATTGTTCCTCAAGCAGCATTGAGTGCTGATGGCACATCTGTGAAGGTTTTGGACTACTTGGTGACACAAAGTGCTTATGCTCGTGCTTTGATTGAGCGTGGCGAGGATGGTGGCACTGCAAGCTCTGAGGCTTATGCTTTGTTCCGTGGAATGCTCTCTGATGCTATTGCAATGGAAAGCACTCGTTATCCTGAAGATAACTTTGAGGCAGTCTAATGTCTTCACCATTACAAAGTCAAAGTATTAGCGCACCAGGCTTTTATGGCCTGAATACGCAAGATTCGCCATTGGATTTGGCATCTGGCTTTGCTTTGGTTGCCAATAACTGTGTGATTGATCAATATGGTCGTGTTGGCTCTCGAAAGGGCTACACAAGGGTTAACTCATCATCTGGAAATCTAGGTGCTAATGATGTTACTGTCATCCATGAGTTAGTCCAATCTGATGGCACTTTGACTGTTTTGTTTGCAGGAAACAGTAAGTTATTCAAGTTAGGTACTTCTAACGCTGTTACTGAGTTGACCTATGGTGGTGGCGGTACTGCTCCTACTATCTCAGCGAATAACTGGCATTGTGCTTCTTTGAATGGGATTACTTACTTCTTTCAAGCTGGACATGATCCACTGATTTACGACCCTGCTGTAAGTACTACTACTTATCGTAGAGTTTCTGAGAAGTCTGGTTATGTAGCGACTGTTCCACAAGCAAACATTGCAATCTCTGCTTTTGGTCGTTTATGGGTTGCTAATACATCTACAGATAAGGTCACAATTACCTTTTCTGATCTGATTGCAGGTCATGTATGGTCTGGTGGCACTTCAGGAACATTGGATGTATCTCGTGTATGGCCTAATGGCGCTGATGAGATCATGGGTCTAGCGGCTCACAATGACTTCTTATTCATCTTTGGTAAGAGGCAGATTCTTGTTTACTCAGGTGCAACCACTCCATCAACACTTCAGTTGAGCGACACAGTAGGCTCTATTGGGTGTATTGCTCGTGATTCGATTCAGAGCATTGGTACAGATGTAATCTTCTTGTCTGACTCTGGTGTTCGTTCATTGATGAGGACTATTCAAGAGAAGTCTGCTCCTTTGAGAGACCTATCTAAGAATGTTCGTTCCGACTTGGTTTCATCTTTGGCGGTAGAAACACTTGCTAATCTGAAGTCTGTTTACTCAGAGAAGAATGCGTTTTATCTGTTGACTCTTCCTGTTACGGCACAGGTCTATTGCTTTGATACAAAGATGCAATTGCCTGATGGAGCCGCTAGGGTTACTAAGTGGGATTCACTCACTCCTACAGCCCTCTATTCGCTTCGTAATGGTGATTTGTACATTGGTAAGAGTGGATACATCGGTAAGTACGCAAGTTACTTAGACCACGAATCAACTTATCGGTTTTCTTACTTCACCAACCATGCAGATTTGGGCAATCAAAACCAGATTTCCATCTTGAAAAGAATCAAGACAATTGTTATTGGTGGGTCAGCCCAGTATGTGACGATTAAGTGGGGATTTGACTTTGCTGCCAACTACTTGTCTGGCAATGCTTATATCCCTGAACAGAAGAACTATGAGTATGGTCTTGCTGAATATGGTGTGGCAGAATACTCTGGTGGTGTGCTTATCAAGACGCTAGATGTGAATGCTTCTGGTGCAGGAAAGATTGTTCAAACTGGTTACGAAACCACTATTAACGGCACACAGTTGTCAATTCAGAAGATTGAGATTCAATCTAAGAACGGCAAGATTTCGTGAGTATGAAGCTCACACAAGGAGAATAGATTGTCTAATTACACAAAAAGTACTAACTTCGCCACTAAAGATAACTTATCTCCTGGTGATCCACTTAAGATTGTCCGTGGTACTGAGATTGACACTGAGTTCAATAACATCTCTACTGCCATCTCTACGAAGACAGATAACTCTGCTGCGGCAATTACTGGTGGTTCGATTACTGGTATCACAGACTTAGCCATTGCTGATGGCGGTACAGGTGCTTCTACAGCTACTGCGGCTTTAAATAACCTATTGCCTAGCCAAACAGGTAATGCCACTAAATACTTGCAGACCGATGGCTCTAACGCTACTTGGGATCCAATAAGCCTGTCTACCTCCGACATCACGGGAACTCTTCCCGTAGCCAATGGTGGTACTGGTGTAACTTCATCTACTGGCACAGGCTCTGTAGTGTTGTCAAACTCGCCAACACTTGTGACTCCCGCATTGGGAACTCCTGCTTCTGGTGTGGCAACTAACCTAACTGGCTTACCGATCTCAACAGGCGTTTCTGGTCTTGGTACTGGTGTGGCTACGTTCCTTGGAACTCCATCATCTGCAAACCTAGCTTCAGCCGTATCAGATGAAACTGGTTCTGGTGCTTTGGTGTTTGCCAACAGCCCAACTTTGGTTACTCCTACATTGGGGACTCCCGCTTCTGCAACCTTGACCAATGCTACTGGTTTGCCAATCAGCACTGGTGTGAGTGGTCTTGGTACAGGTGTGGCTTCTTTCTTGGCTACTCCTAGTTCAGCAAACTTGGCTACTGCAGTATCTGATGAAACAGGTAGCGGTGCATTGGTCTTTGCTAACTCTCCTACTCTCGTCACTCCTGCTCTTGGTACACCTTCTAGTGGCACTTTAACGAACGCTACAGGGCTTCCTATTTCTACAGGTGTATCAGGTCTAGGAACAGGTGTAGCAACCTTTTTAGCCACTCCTAGTTCAGCTAATTTGCGTTCTGCATTAACTGATGAAACAGGAACAGGCTCTGCTGTTTTTGCTACTTCTCCAACATTGGTAACACCAGTATTGGGAACTCCAACAAGCGCAACATTGACTAATGCAACTGGTTTGCCTTTGACAACTGGTGTGACAGGAACACTCCCTACTGCAAATGGCGGTACAAACCTAACATCATTCACATCAGGCGGTGTGGTTTACGCATCTAGTTCTAGTGCATTGGCTACTGGCTCTGCGCTTACTTTTGATGGGAGTAACTTTAATATTACCAATGCAAGCGGGCCAAGACTTTATTTGAATGGTAATTCAGCATCATCGTCTTACACTATATTTTTTAACACTACCAGTAGCTTATCAAGAGGTTATGTTGGTTATGAATTTGCAACAGACCAAATGCCCTTTGGTGTTAATGGCACAGAAGGTATGCGCCTCACCTCAACAGGGTTGGGTATTGGTACAAGTTCGCCTACTGCAAAACTACAATCAGAAGTAAGTGGTTCAACTGCTCAGTTAAAACTTACTCAAACAAGTTATGCCTCATATAACTTTAAAGTAAATACAGATTCATCTCTTACGATTGATAAGGATGGAACAACTAGACTCACAGTTGACTCATCAGGCAATCTAGGCTTGGGAGTTACTCCGAGTGCTTGGAGTTCAGGGTACAGGGCTTTGCAAATTGGTCTATATAACTATTTTGCAATTTCTGCACAAGAGGGTTCGTCTTGCGAAGGCAATTTAACTTGGAACGCTTATTCAACAGGCAATGAAACATTTGCGTATAAAAATACTGGAGACCCTGCCACTAGGTTTAGACAAGGAAGTCAATTTAGTTGGCACTTAGCAGGGGCAGGCACAGCAGGAAACCCCATCTCCTTTACTCAGGCGATGACTCTGGATGCAAGTGGGAATTTGGGTGTGGGGACTACAAGTCCTAGTTCAAAACTTCATGTTGGTGTTGTTGGTGGCGGTGTAATTGCTAGATTTGCTCATACAGGAGAAACCAATAATCCCTATGCGTACTTTAAAACAAGTGAGGCAGGAAATTTAGCGTCATTAGGTTCGTATAGTTCTGGTGGAAATTCTGCATTGGGGTTTTTAACTGCTGACACAGAACGAGCCAGAATAGACTCCAGCGGTAATTTCATGATTGGGCAGACAAGCACTAACCGCAGATTTGCCGCAACACACAATGTTGCTAACTTTACTGCCGAAATTTCCAATAGTAACGGAACTCCTTATGGCATTTATGTCCTTTATGATGGAGCCGCTCCTAACAATACAGTGTCGGGATTTATTCAAGCGGCTGACACCGCTGGTCTAAAGTTTGAAGTGCGCTCCAACGGCGGCGTTGCCAATTATTCTGCCAACAATGTGAACTTGTCTGACCGCAGAGAGAAAACCAACTTTGCACCAGCGGGTGAATACCTGTCGAAGATTTGCGCCATCCCTATTCAGACCTTCAACTACATCGACCAGAACATGGAGGAAGATGCGGGTCTGACGCTTGGTGTGGTGGCTCAAGATGTTCAGGCAGTCGCACCTGAGTTGGTTATGGAAAGCAATTGGGCAAAAGAAGGTGAAGAACCCAAGATGCGTCTGTCCATTTACCAGACCGACTTGCAATATGCGCTGATGAAGTGCATCCAAGAACTCAAAGCAGAATTCGATGCCTACAAAGCATCTCACCCATAAACTGAAAGGTAAATTATGACTACTATCACTTGGACAGTTACCCAAACTGACTACGAAACTTCCAATGGTTTCATCACCACAGCCCATTGGACAGCATCAGCAGTAGATGGCGACTACACAGCCTCTATCTACTCAACAAGTTCATGGGCTTCTGGTACACCAACAGTCCCATATGCAAATGTAACTATGTCAGAGGTTCTTAACTGGATTTGGGCTAATGGTGTTGACAAGCAAGCCACAGAAGATGCACTAGCAGCTAACATTGCTTTGCAGAAGAATCCTGTGACTTCTACAGGCGTACCTTGGAGCGTGGCATGAAATTAGAGTTAGACGTTAACGAAATCAACTTTGTTCTACAGACTCTTGGCGCATTGCCATCGTCTAGTGGTGTGTGGCCTTTGATTGTTAAAATTAAAGAGCAAGCAGAGGCTCAATTGCCTAAAGAAGAGGAATAAATATCATGGCTGTGACTAATCAAGAGTTGTTCAACATCTTTCTTGCTAATCCGAATATGTCGGATGCACAGATTGTTTCTTTGATGGAGACAAGAGGGATTAGTCCTGAACAGATATCTTCTACTTTTGGTCTTCCAGTTGGTGAGGTCGTTTCCCGAGTAGCGGCTACTGTTCCTCCTGGTATGTCCGTAACACTTGGCGATACTCGTATTGCTCCTCAATATCAAACTACTGGTTCTGGCATGGATCAGCAGATTGGTGGAATTGAGAATGTCTATGTTGAAAAAACTACTGGCGATGTTAACTACAAATCTCCCGTTGGTACACCGATTCAGGTTTACAGTCCTACTGGCGAGTTTGTAAACACGATAAAAACTAAAGAAGATCAATCATTCTTTGGTGGCTTGGCAGATGCTTTTAAAGACCCTGTAGTACTAGCCGCTTTGGGTGGCGCTTATGCTGGTGGTTTATTTGGCGGTGCGGGAACAGCGGCAGGAACTGCGGGTGCAACTGGTTTAACAACTGCTGAACTTGCTCAACTTGATCTTGCACTAGGTGGAGCGGGTGGTACTACTGGTGCAACACAACTTGCTAGTGCTTTGACTACAGGTGCGACTGTACCTACCTTGACTAACTTGACTGGTGGTAGCGGCTTACTTACTGGTGCGGCAGGGGGCATTACTGCTGAGTCTGTTGCGGCTAAATTAGCGGCAGATGCGGCTACTCAGTTTGAGTTAGCAAATGCGGGTGCTAGTGCTTTGACTAACATCTCTGCACCGACTGTTGTTACGCCTCCAGTTGTAACTCCTCCTACAGTAACTCCTCCAGTAGTACCTCCTACTGTTCCACCAACAGTTACGCCTCCAACAGTTACGCCTCCAGTAGTAACACCTCCTGTAGTGACACCACCAACAGGTATTCCATCAATTACAGACATTACAAAGTTGGCTCAAACAGGGTTAACAGCGGCACAGATTGCTCAACTTTTGTCTCAAGGTACTACTACTGCGGCAGGTCTTCTGCAACAACAAACATCTAAAGAAGCGGCTGTTAAAGCACAAGCGGTAATTGATGCTGAAACGGCGGCAGCTAAAGCGGCTTCTCAGTTCCGTCCTGTTGGCATGACCACTCGTTTTGGTTCATCTAACTTCCAAGTTGATCCAAAAACAGGTCAGATCACCAGTGCTGGTTACACTTTAAGTCCTGAAGCTAAAGCGGCTCAAGACCGATTTGTTAACTTGGCAAGTCAAGGTCTGACACAAGCCGAACAAGCTCAGGCTCAGTTTGCTCCTCTTCAAACAGGCGCTCAATCACTGTTTAGCCTTGGTAATCAATATTTAGCTCAATCTCCTGAACAAGTTGCTCAAAACTATCTAAATCAACAGATGGCGTTGTTGCAACCAGGTCGTGAGTTGGAGTTAGCAAACCTTCAGAACAGACTTCAACAACAAGGTCGTAGCGGTCTTTCTGTTGCCCAAGGTGGCACTATGGGTGCTACTACTCCTGAGTTACAGGCTTTGTTTAACGCTCGTGCCCAACAAGAGGCTGTCTTGGCGGCTAATGCTCAACAAGCTGGTCAACAACAAGTCACATTCGGTGCAGGACTCTTGGGTCAAGGTGCTAATGCAATGGGTCAGTACTATGGCGGACAGACAGCGGCTTACGCTCCTTACACAAACGCTTTTGGTCAGATTCAAGCATTGGAGTCTGCGGCACAACAACCCTTTACGATGGGTGCTCAACTTGGTCAAACAGCGGCTACAGCGGGTGCTAGGGCTGGTGCTTTGGGCTTAGAAGGTGCAAACATTAGTCAACGATTGGCTACAGGTGCTGCCGCAACAAACAACCCTTATGCAACAGCATTGTCTGGTGTAGCGGCTAACCCTGCGTTTACTCAATTAGTTGGTGGTTTGTTTAACACAACGCCTCCTGTAACTGCTATGAGTGCGCCAGCAACTACATTTGGTTCTGGCAACTACTACGGCAATCAAGACTTAGGCTTATTCTTGTAAGGAAACATCATGGCAGAAAATATGATTGGTAGACTTTTCGGTCTAAGCCCTGAAATATATGGCGAACAACAGCGTATTGGCGCTTTACAAGAGGGCATTGACTTAGCAAAGTTAGACCCTGCCACTCGTGGTGCGGCTTTGACTTATGCAGGCGCTAAAGGTCTTGGTGGTGCTATTGCAGGTGCTATGGGTGTAGAAGACCCACAATTGAAGCTAATCAGTGCTAGACAACAGATTCTTAGCCAAATGGATCAAGCAGACCCGCAATCAATGGCTAATGCTGTAAAACAATTGTCCCAAATGGGTGACCAACAGGGTGCAATGGCTTTATCTCAACTTGCTCGTCAAGCGCAAAGTGAGATGGCTTTAACACAACAGCGTCAAGCGGCACAGCAAGCATCTTTGGCTTCTTTGGCTAAGACACAGTTTGGCATGGAACAAGAAAAACAACTGAGAGATGAATTGGCTAAATTAGGCCCTAATCCTACACAAGACCAAATCTTGTCTGTTGTTAGCAAATATGGGCCACCAGAGAAGGTTCTTTCTACTTTGCAAGCATCGGCTGATCGTGCGTCACAGCGAGAAACAACTTTGCAAATTGCACGAGAGAAAATTGAAGCAGAAATTAAAAAAGCTGAACAAGCTGGAGCCGATAAAAAAGAACTCAAGCAAATGGAGATCAATGGTCGCCAGACAATTGCTGAATTAGCTGCTTCTCTCAAAGGCCCAAGTGCGGCTGTTCTTAAGGCACAAGAGAAGGCAGATAAGATTGCTGAAGGTCAAGCGGCACTATCAGACACCTTGTCAACAGCCGAAACGTTGGTAAAAGACTTGGCAAAAATGGGCGGCATGACAAGCACATCTAAGACTCCTCTTGCTAACTTGGTAACATCACTTCAAACAGGAACTGCTGGTCAAATGGCGGGTCGTGCTTTTGGTACTGCTGAACAAGCAAAACGTGATGAATTGAAGAGCATTAGACTTCAGTTACTGAACTCTGTTAAAGAAGCTACAGGCATGAGTGCTCAACAATTAAACTCTAACGTTGAACTGAAGACGTACTTAGACTCCTTGGGTAGCGAAGGCATGACCAAAGAAGCAAACTTAGCCATCTTGGATAACCTATCAAGACGCTATTTAAGAGGTTCAATGAATGCGCCATCTAAAGGTGTTGGTACTGCTGAAAATCCGATCGTTTTGAAGTAAGGAACTAAAATGCCTGTATACCAATATCAAGGCAAGCATTACGACTTGCCAGATGGATTAAGTAAAGAGCAAGCCATTGCCAAAATCGAAGGATATTTAGGCAAAACAACTGCTCCAGAACAAACTGCGCCTGTATCAAACCTAGAGAGAATGTTTGGCGCTGGAAGTCCTATTGCAAGAACTGTAAAAGGCGCTATTGTTGATCCTGCTTTGGCAGTAAATCAATTGTTAGCAAGCACAGGTTTGTTTGGCTCAGATATCAAAAAGGGTGCAACACAACTTGTTAGCGATGTTGAAAAGGCGACTCAAGAAGGACGTGCAAGAGTTGATAGCTCTGGTTTTGACCCATACCAATTGCTTGGCAACGTTATAAGCCCTGTAAACCGCTTAGTTGGTGTTACCCAAGCACCGCTTGCAGGACAAGGTTTAATGACCAATATAGCTCGTTCTGGTGGCACTGGTGCGGCTTTAAGTGCATTCCAACCTGTTAACGCTCCTGTTGAACAATTTGCCGAGCGAAAACTTGAGCAAATGGGAACAGGTTTTGTTTTAGGCCCTGTTGTTGAATATGGCGTAAAGGGTGTTGGAGGTCTTTTAAACACGCTCAAAAGCTTAACTCCATCAGGTCGTCAAGAGTATATGCAAAAGCAATTAAATGAGCTAGCAGGCCCTGACCAAGCAAAAGTTATTGAAGCATTGCGTGATGCTAAAGAGATTGTTAGTGGTTCTCGTCCTACTGTTGCTCAAGCAATATCTGATATTCCATCGGCTATTGAGTTGGCTGCGGCACAAAAGAAGTTGTCTGCCAAACCAAAAGTAGCAGGTCAATTTGAAGAGCGTCTTGTTGAGCAACAAGCGGCACGAGCAAGAGAATTACAGTCTATCGCAGGAACAGAAGCTCAAAAAGCGGCTGTTATTGCAGAACGAGAAGGCATAACAACACCTATGCGCGAAACTGCATTAGAGCAAGCAAATCTAGCAGGGCCTTTGTTTACGAAGTTAGAAAAAGAGATTTCCGATAAGTTTAATAGTTTGGCGGCTGCTGAACAAACATCAGGTATGACAGGATTGGCGGCAACTTTGCAAAAAGCTGTTGCTGAAAAGGGTAAGCCAGGTTGGTTGTCTGCTGGAGATATTGCTACTGAGGCGGCAGGTCGTGCTAAAGCATACAAAGAACTTGCAGGGACATTGCGTGGAGAAGCGCAACTCAAACAGTTCCAACTTAACAGCTTAGAGCAAAATGGTTTCTTCCCGCTTCGTGCTTCTGACCTAACAGAACAGTTAGATAAAGCAATTCGTGGCACAACATCTGACCAAAGTAAAGCTGTTTTGCAAGGGATTAGAGATAAAGTTGCATCTAAAGCTGATGAAAATGGCTTATTGAATAGTCGTGATGTATACGAAAACATCCGAAAACCTTCAAATCAAGATATTAACAAGTGGTTAGGCATTGGCGACCAGTTTGCTACTGGAGGTATTCCACAGCAAGCGGCAAAAGCTCTTGGCAGTGCAAAAGACTTCATTGATGCGTCACTAAATAAGTCTTCTGAAGGCTTGTGGGGTAAATATCTCAAGTCTTACACCGATTACAGCAAGAAACTTAATCGCATGGAGATTGGCGACTATTTGTCCAAGAGTTTGAATACTCCTTTGGGCAAAGAAACAGCGGGTGAGTTTTCTACTGCTGTAGAGAATGCGGCAGGAACAATCAAGAAATCCACTGGCATCCCAAGGTTTGATAAGTTGTCTGACGTTTTAACAAGTTCTGAGGTTGCCTCAGTAAACAATGTTTTGGCAGACCTTAAGCGTGATTCAAAAGCTAAGGAGCTTGCCCGTAAGGTTGGTGCTTTAGATATTGGCGGGCCTGATGTTGCAAAAGAGTCCCCACAGTTCCTTAATAGAACCTATACGTTGATGAAAGCCGCTGTTGAATATCTACAACGTGGCAATGCTGAAGCGTACAACAGGCAAATGGCAGAATTGATGTTAAACCCTGGTTCTCTAGCTCAGTTTATGACTGTTGGTTTACCAAAAGGTCGCACAAATGAGTTTGTTTCATCAATGATGAAGTTGATGGATGAGCCTACACGTGCGGCATTTATACAGTCATTTACTGTACCAGCGGCATCTAGGGCAATAGGTGCTGAACAACCAGAAATGGCGCAGTAATGAAGGACTGGCTGTTTGCAGTATCTGTAGCAGCCGTTGTCACATTCTTTGTGATATTTTGTAGTATTGTTATCGTTTGGGCATTTCCGTGATCGCCTTTCTCTTGGCGGCAACCATAGAGTACCGATGTATTAAATGGACTTGGACTGGTGATGTGTACAACCGAAGGGTTGTGTGCATTAAGTGGGAGAGAAAGAAATGATACCTTTAGACCCGTTAAGTGCTCTAAATAGCCTTCAAAGCGCTATTGGCATGGTCAAAAAGGCTAGTAAGGTAGCCAATGATTTAGGCTCTCTTGCT